TCATCAGCCAGCATAGGCACAATAACAGGACAGACAGGAACTTCATCAGGCTTTTTCAACCTACAGGAAACCACGGCCACATTATACAAATCATACACCAATCAATCCAGCACGGTTCAAACACTGGACAATGACATCACATTCACTTTGACTTCCGCTTCTGATGTCAAGATAGTGAGGACCATAACCACAACTTCAACATCCGCGGGTGTGAATTTCAACAATGCCATGAATTTGACAGATTCAGGTGGTGGATTCATCTCAGGTGGAGCCAACACCATACTGGGCACCATAGGTGGCAGTGTCAAACAGAAGACCATCACCTACGAGAACACATTCAACCTACCCGCTGGAGATTACAAGATTGATTTTTCAAACACCGCTGATCCCTACACCGCGGGCACATTCAACACCACATTCTACAATCTCGTGGAGATCATCATACCAGAAGTGGAAGATCACACAGTGTTATACGAGAATGAGACCGTGAGTTTCAACAACAATCCAGCCAACGTGTTGTTGGACTACATGCGAAATCCCAGATATGGCAAGGGATTGAGCAATGACGCATTTGATTGGATCACGTTCCGTAAGGCCGCTCTACAATGCGACCAAACAGTGAACTACACAGATGCTACCACAGGCAAGGCATTCACTTGTGATGCCGTGGTACAGACACAGGAATCCATAATGAACAACTGTAAATTGTTGTTGATTGGTTTCAGGGGCATCATGCCTTACACACAGGGCAAGTTCAAGATCAAGATTGAGAATGCTGGAGATGACAATGACATAGAAGCCATACCATCAGATCCACCAGTGGCATTCACTGCCACGGCAGACAACATAGTGGGTGGCATACAATTGGTGGGAGACAACAAGGAAAGCAAGATCAACAGATGTAGGGTCACATACGTGGATCCTGACGCGGACTATCAACCCAACGAGGTCATATATCCAGCGGATGGATCAGCGGACGACACCCTGTTCCTTTCACAGGACAACAACCAAAGATTTGAAGCAAACATATCACTGCCCACAGTGGCCAGCAGGGAACAGGCCCTACAGTATGCGGAAGTGTTTGTGAAAAGATCGCGGAATGCCAAGCAGATACAGTTTGCCACGACCATAGCAGGATCAAACGTGGCAGTGGGTGATCTATGTAGAGTTATTTCAGAGAACATAGGTCTTGATGGCATATTCCGTATCACTGACATTCGTTTGAATTCAGAGGGAGACATACAGATCACTGGATTTGAACATCAACCAGAGATCTACACCATCAATGCCAAAAGTGCGGACATCACTCGTCCATCATTGAATCTACCAGATCCATTATCAGTGCCAGCACCAACCAATCTAACCCTGTTGAGTTCAGGACAATCATTGAGCGGAACTGACAACCAAACAGGCTACGTGGGTAGCACGGAAATAGTGCATCGTATCAAGGCATCATGGACTGCCACCGCGGATCCATTCTTTGACAGATACGTGATACAGTACAAGGTATCAACAGACACGGACTACATAACGGCAGGCACAACATCAGACACATTTTTCTTCATCAGCCCATTGGTGGCTGGAACCAACTATGACGTGAGGGTGGCATCAGAGAACGAATTGGCAAGGAGATCAGCATTCGTCACATCAACAGGACACACCGTCAGTGCTTAGATTGAAATTCCATCAACTGATCATGCCTTATGGGCAATTTGAATGTGAGCGACGAGGCAAGAGACGTGGTTATGTGGGATCAGCGGGCAGTTGTCCAGGTGGCAATCAACACACCTGCAATTTCAAGGTCACAGTGATACGAGATCACAACATCCAATGTGTATCACCCAAGGCATTCAGACGTGGTCCAATACCCAAGAAATACAAATAATCATTTGCGATAGAACAGAGATGAGTTGGCACTCATCTAGAGAAGACTTGCGTCTTCTCTGTTTTTTTCATCTGATATAAGGGAAGAAACTTGACGAAGAAATTTTGGTCAGAAGCCACCTAACAAAAGGTGGCAACTTGACGATGGAAACCCAGGCCGTCAGCCAAACGCAGACCATATCTGTGCGGGTCTTCCTCACCCGTGTGCGTTGTGTTTTTTACAGAAGGTAGTGGTCAGCCTTCATAGCACAGACTTTATGTCAATCGCGATATCAATCTAATCGCATCAAGTGACACTGCTACTGGTTTCCTTCACAGTGATCACAGCCTAACAATTGGAGGCCATCCTTGAGATTGATTATAATTTGCCTTTGATGAATCTGCCTAAACTTCTGCCTTTGCGCCTGTCTTTGTTTGAGCCTTGATTGGGATTGTGATTTGTGACCCAAGTGATCACTTTGTCTTTTTTGTGTGGTGGTAATTGTGCGAATGTAGAGCCATAATATTTTTTTGCCAAAAAATTATATTTGTTCATGCTTGTCAATGCTGTTTTATAGTTTGCCATGATTATTATTATATATGAAAGACACACAAAAACCTACCTGAAATTGGTTCAAAATAAATATTTCAGCACACGGGTCGCATTCGCGATACATTGTCATTTTACCCGTGTGCTGTTTAACGGGGGGTGTGATCCTGGATAGTTTTGGTATATTACTCAGATCACACCCTTTAATATGAGATCGCACTTAAATAATTCAGTGCTGGAGATCATCTATTGCCATGTGTTATGGGTCTCAAGCACACAAGGTGATGGTCATCAGCGTTCCTATAGTATGCCATATTATCCGTGCTGTGATCATCACCACAAATGGTGTTTAAACCCACACAGACGTCTTTTAAAGCCGCACAAACAAATTCCACAACACATACATCATCGCAGGTTGACAAGCACACACAATGTGCTATAATCGTACTATGACAGCAAGGCCTCCATTCTATAGGCCATATATGAACACAGCCTGCTGTCGTGTAGATACTTGGTTGTACCTACAGGGTGTGTGATCCGTCAGATAAATCCAAAACATCAGGGATCACACATCCAAAAACACCATATTCCCCAAAAACACCTTAAAAACCTTCCATTTTATGCGATTTTTTGCCAGGTTGACGGTATTACCAATTGTGCTATAATCTAGTATGTTTAAAGGATACAAATTGTTGAAAAAACACAGTGATCACAGATCACCAGCCAGTTTCCGTGAGATATTGGAGGTGGGTGATGTGAACAGGCTGAACATGAAATCACAGCCATGGTACACAGACCGTAAATTACAACAATTCAATTGCTACAAACACAAATTTACCAACTATGACGCACTGACCCAGCAGATCTACTATGGAGATTACACCGCAAAGCAGGGTGTTGCTATTTTACAACACATCTACCTACAATTTGCCCAGTGTGATATCCCAGAAGACTACAAACCAATAGTTGCGTTGGCCTACAGATATTCCATCGCGAAATACAAACGATTTTGTCGTCAGGAGCAGAGGTTGACAGCAGAGTTGGGTGTGTTATAATGGTAATACTAACAAAGGAGAACTATGAAACGACCAAAACAACGAGCACGAGCAAGAGCCATAAGAAGCCAAGCACGAGCACAGAAACGAGCACAATCAGCCTTCAAACGAGCACAACAACAGGCCCAGCAGAATCGCCGTCAATTGGATCCCGCCATTTCAGCAGGATTCCAACCAGATTTTGGTAAGATGTGCCACAAGGTGGGCAAAACCTCATATGAGATGAATATGCAGAGATGGATGCAGGAGTTGATGGCATCAGCGTTAAACAAGATCCCGCATAGACCAGGTGAATACACTATGACTGTGGGTTATGGTGATCCAGTCAAAGAGTATTGTGCTACTTGGCAGATGACTGATCAGCAGAAATCAGAGATAGCAGATCTTATGAGAAAAGGACACTGTGGATTCACGATTGATTTTAAGGTGTGTGAGCCAGAAGTCTGTCAATACGAGACCATAAGACCATTACAGATCACAGGCATCCGTGCCAGCAAAGAGACCTACACAGTGGGTGGCAAATTTGGAGTATTCACTCTACAGGGCAGTACCACACTGGAGAAACTGGCAGATGGGTGGGATAATCCCATACGAGTGCCTCTACCAGCATAGGGTGGTAAAGGAGCATCTGACTGATTTATCACCAGGTTGACACATTACCAACACGTGCTATACTGATATTATAACAAAAGGAGAAACACATGAGCAACTACAAAGTATCCAGCCTAGGAGGAGGACAGGCAACCATAGTGACTGGAGACATTGAACAATACCAAAAAGACCAAGATGCCCAATTGGCCTACCAGATGAAACAGTTCTGGGAAGGACCCAGCCATAAGTTTATGAGTGTAGATCTAGCAACTTTAGGTTGTGAGAAATTATGGACAGGACAGGAGAAAAACTACTGGGGCAAAAAAATATGGCCCATCCTGTACGACACCCAAGGCAGAGTAGGTGAGACAATTGCCAAGCACTCAGGCAAGGCACCCTTCCTATCAATGATACAGGTATGGAATGGTTTCAAGAACATAATGATGGGTTTCACAGAGGCAGAAATCAAGGACGCTGGGTTCAACTGGAGAAAAGAGGACCTACTGCCCCAAGATGACCTATTGAACAGATCCCTATCAGCCTGTGTGCTGAAAGGTGATCCCCTGCTGTTCTATGTGATAAAACCGCAGGTTTACACCAAACACGCAGAAAAACAGGGTGTAAAAGCCAGCATATTACACAGAATATGGGACTGATTGACAGGATCCCAATCTGTGTTATAATAAAGACAACAAAGGAGCAAAAATGACAACAACAATGCTATCAAGAAAAGCAAAGACAGACACAAGACCAAAAACACCCCTCACAGAGGTGGAGTATGGAGGCACTGCCTATTACAGTGACCAAACCGCGGGCCAGCCTGAGGCCAAGACCGCACAGGCCTGGGATGACCTCTCTGCTGGTCAACAGCAGAGTTGGCTGATGAACCAAAAATCACTGAGAAAGATGCTGGAGGAGAGATATCACCCAGATCTACACCCAGCCATCAGAGAGTTGACCAAATACTCACAGATCACATTCTGGGACAGTGAAAATCCCTCATACATGATGGAGGCCATCATGGACCAATGGAGCCAATGGCCCAAAGAGCGAGTGGCAGAGTTCAAAGAGGCCGTACACGCATTCTGCGTAAGACAGAAACCCAACCTGGACAAGGTGTGTGAGCAATACAAAAAAGTCAAGAAAGAAATGGCTGAGTTGAGCGAGGGTGCTCACAGAGTGA